AGTAGATTCATCCTGTTGGAGTTCTCCTCTGTTGTTTCTTTTAGATTCAAGATTCCTCCTTTGCACAAGAAGGCGCGAATTTGAACACAAGAAAACGGGCGCTCCACTTTTTCAAGAAGGTGGTGGCCGTGGTGCTCAAATTCTCAAAATAGAGGCCGAGAAGGCGCAGAAAAAGCCCGGAGGGTATAAACTACCCGCCGGGCTCTTTTCGTGGCTCTGAGGGGCTCACACGAGCTCTCAGGGCCTTTTATTCTGTTTCCGTGTCCTGCGCTTCGGCAACAGCTGTCGCCGGGACGGCCTCGGCCGCGATCTGCTGCACCGCTGTGGTGGCGATCGTGGTCGCTACACTGGCAGCCGTCGCCGCTGCGGTTGTGGCCGCGGTCTTGTCGGCCTCCGGCGTCTTGATTTCGCGGCACGTCTGCTCGATCTTGGTTTCCAGCCATGCGTCGAAGTCTCCGTAGATTTCGCCCAGCGCTTCGACGGCAGCGTCGCCGAGGATCTCCAGTGTCTTGTCCTTGGCCTTGTTGAAGGCTTCGATCTGTTTCTCCTTGGTGAATTTGCCCTCAGCTTTCAGCGCGTCGGTGAAGGTCTGGGCCGTATAGGTGACGGCCTGCGCCACCGCGTCGGCCGCCATGTTCATGTACTTGGCCGCGGTTTCGTTGTCGAGCTCCTTCTCGATCTGGGCGGTACGCTTTTTCAGCAGCGCCACCAGATAGGCCCCGCCCGTTGTAATGAGCAGGCAGAGGACAGGCACGCAAGCGTTCACGATCTGCTGCATTGTTTCATTCATGGCGATCCCTCCTTAGATTAGTTTATTGACAATTTGCTGCACGGCTGCGTAGTTGTAGCCCGCTGCTTCCAGCCGCTTTCTGCGGTCGGCTCCGTTGCCCCATTTACCCGCGATCACTTCCTTGGCGATCTCGGTGTTGGACTTTTTGGCCTTCTGGCCGGAGAGCTTCGCATTGACGGCGCTCTGCACGGCGTCGTAGTCATACCCGGCCGCGGTGAGGCGGCTCTTGCGGTCGGGCCCGTTTCCCCACTTGCCAGCCAGTACCTCGTCTGCCAGCTGCGCCACGGTCTTTTTGCCGGTGCTCCCTGCGGGTTTGCTGCCGGTGTTTCCAGAGCTGGCCGCACCGCCCTTGAATTTCGGCAGGCCATAGCCGCGAATATACCGGCCATTCACCTGCATGGTGCGGCGGCCCACGGCGTCGCTCATGTTGCCCTCGATCACCTTCATGGTGGAGCCGCTCACGCTTTCCACAATGCCGACGTGATCCGGCCAGCCGGTATTGTCACCCGCGCCGGAGTCGTCCCAGTCGTAGAAGATAACATCACCGGGCTGCGGGGTGTGGGCGTCGTTTTCCTGCCATGCGCCGAGCTTCTGGAAAAGCTGGATCATTTGCCCGCACCCGCACTCGGTCGGGATAATGTCGGTCAGGCCGCACTTGATCGCCATGGCAGACACGAAGGTGGCGCACCATGCGTCCGTATATTTCACGGCGTAGCCTCTGGCGAGGGGCTTGTGTCCGTTGTAAATGTCAATGATCTGGCGGTGGCTGCCGTTTGCCTCCTTGCAGCCGAGGTAGCTCGCCGCTGTTTTTACAAAGTTCTGTCGCTGTGACATATTGCCTCCATTTCCGGCTCCGGCTCCGGCGTTTCCTCCGGTGTAGCCGTTGAGCCTATTCTGCTTGATTTGCGCCTCGTAGTCCACAAAGGCGGTGTCCATGTCCACGTCGCCGCTGATACCTGCCACTTTGCCCTTGCTGGAGCTCTGCCACATGCCGAAGCTGTGGCCGGTATAGGTCGGAGCGCTGGCCCACTGTGCGAGCCAGAAGTCGAAGCGGGCGAGCGCGTTCATGTCCAGACGGTTGCGGGCCCAGTCCGCGTTGCTGTAAAAGCTCGCATAATAGCCCGCGGCCTCCAGTGCGGAGCAGAACGTCGTCACCATGGCGGTGAGGGTGCTCCGGCCGAGCCCTGCCTGCGTCTTGTCCTCAATGTCGAAGGCGATCGGGTAGAGGATCCGGCCCTTGTACTTGGCGAGCTGCTGGATCACAAACGCCGCCTCCTTCTTGACGGCCTCTACGGTCAGGGCGTAGCTGTAAAAGTAGCAGCCGACGGCGATCCCGTTTTTCAGGGCTCCCTCTACGTTCTTCTGGTAGCAGCCGTCCACGCCGCAGGCTGTACCGTCCTTGCTACCATAGCCGAGCCGGATCATGGCGAACTTTACGCCGTCCCCGGCCACCTTGGCCCAGTCGATCGCTCCCTGCCACTTGGACACGTCAATGCCTTTCAGTTTTATGCTCATGTCGTTGTTCTCCTTACATGTCGTTGAAATTGGCCGCCTCTGGTTGTACGCCAGCAGCGGCCATAAGTTTGATTTTGTTCTCGGCCTTGGCCTTGGAGTAGTAAAAGCCCGTAGCCGCGGCCATTTCTGTGAATACTGCCGGGATCAGGTAGCCGAGCGCCGAGGTGTCCATGGTGATCCAGATCATGCGGCAGGAAAACAGAACGATCGCCACTGTGACGACACTCACGCCCACGAAAATGAGCTTTGAAAACTCCACTTTTTTGTTGAGCTTGGCCGCCGCTTTCAGTTGCCGGATCTGTTTTCTGAGTCGCTGGTTTTCCAGCGTGAGCCGCTCGATCTGCACCTGCGGATCCTCAGCGTCCCCGGTGGCGGTTGCCTCCAGTGCTTCGTATTCTCCGCGCATGATTTCCACCTCCCTTAGTCGAACAGTGCGCCGATCCCCTGCTCGGTTAAAAAGTCCTTTTGCTCGTGTTTTACTTTTGCCGCGTATTCCAGCGCGGCGTGCATGTCGCCATTACAATGCGCGTCCGGGATCCGCTGCACGGCTCTGGCCGTTGCCTCGCCGAGAGCGATCGCAGCCCCGACGCCCTGCACCAGAAAAAGCTCTTGCTTTTCGCGGTTCCTTTCCCGCCTTTCCTCGGCGGCTTGGCGTTCCCGTTCCTCATTTTCGCGCTTCTTTTCCCGCTTCTGGAGTCGCTGCTCGATCAACCAAAAGCAGAAGCCGGTCAGCGCTGAGGGTATGCTGGCGGCTATAATGATCGCTGTTACGTCCATGTGTTCACCTCCTGAGACTGTTCGCCGTCCCTGCGTTTGAATTTGATATTGTTTTCGATCCACTTCTGGAGCCCGTGCGTCGAACAGTGGCCCAGCATACCGAAGTAGCTCTGCATGGTGGCGTCCACCGCGTCGAAGTCAATCAGCCCGGCCTCGTATTCCTTGGCAATATAGCGCATACGGGCCTTTGCTTTCTTGACGCTCTGCCTCGTAGGTTTCCGGCCGCCCGGAAAAATGCGGCAGCCCACGAATGTGATCCCACGCTTCACGAGCCCGATCGCGGTCTTGCTGTTGAGTTCGAGGTGTAGCACTTCGTTGAGGTATTCCTCAATGAGTGCCCGCCATTCGTTCAGCGTTTTGGCGTCTCGGTGTAGCAGCACCATGTCGTCCATATACCGGACGTAAAAATGGGCTTTCAGCTCGTGCTTGATATACTGATCCAGCTCGTTGAGACAGACGTTTGCGAGCAGCTGGCTGGTGAGGTTGCCGATCGGCATACCCACCTCGAAAAGCCGCTCCGCTGGCGGCACCTCGTCAGCCGACTTGCCCGGAGGCAGGCCGAATGGTGTATGGTCGCAGTTGATGATCGTGTCCATGAGCCAGAGAAAACCGTCCTCACCCGGATATTTTCGCGCTAAAATACCGAGCAGAACGCTGTGATCCACTCGGTAGAAATATTTTGAAATATCCAGTTTTAAGTAGTGCCACGGTGCCCCGGCTTTGCGGTCAACGAGTGCGGCCCAGTATTGGAGCCGGTCAGCCGAGCGGGTGGTGCCTTTGCCGACTCTGCACCCGTAGCTGTGGTATATCATGCCATTGTCGAGCTCTTGGTTTACCTGCAAATAAATGGCCCATTGAACGACGCGATCCCGGAAGCCCAGCGCCATAATGAGCCGACGCTTTGGCTCCGAGACGTAAAACTGCCGGTATCGGCCCACGGTGTAGGTGCGCCAGATCAAGTCGTTTTGTATGCCGATCAGGTTTTCCTCCAGCCGGGCCGAGAAGGCCGCCACGTCGTCCCGGTACCACTTTTCGCTCGCTGCCTCGTGGTATGCGTTCAGCAGGTTTTCCCACGAGTATATTCGTTCCAGAAGGGAGGGGTGGCTTGTTTGTTCCATGCCTTCGCTCCTTCCATGATTTCATAAAATTGGCCCGCGTGTGACACTCCTTGGATCGGCCGTTCCCCGGCGGTTGCCGCTCCGCAGGTTCCCGGCCGCCCTTCCCCCGCATAGCAGGAGCGGCCAGCCTGCGCGGTTTGCCCGCCGCCCCCGGTGGCCTCCACCGGCGAGCTGCACGAGCGTGTATCTTCGGCCTTGTCGGCCGGGAAATGCGTCCCTTTTGCCTTGGTGCTCCTGCTGGGCCTTGGCCCGCAGGAAATAAGCGAAAAAGGCAAGAGCGGAGCGGAAGCCGACGTTCCAGTTCACATTCGCGCGGGAGTTGTTGCCGTTGAAGTAGAACACACCAGCGTTCGCACCGTTGTTCCAGTTGCCCCCGCGGATCACGCAGCGCCCCCTTTTATCACGACACATTCCCCACGGGCTCACTCGTTCGACTTTTTCCAGCCGCCGAGCATACGCCCGATTTCGTTCAGTTCTTTACTCCAGATTTCATGGAGCCCCGGAGAGATCAGACGATCCTCCGGTGATACTGCCGTATCTACCAGAGAGCGCAGCACGTCCAGTTTCGTGTCCATTCTGTTTTGCAGCTCTACACGTTTCTGGCCCCGTGATCGGTTGGCCTCAATGCAGAGCTCCAGCATATCCATGAACACGGCCGTCATGTGCTTGCGGTACTCGAACTTTTCCGGCTTTCGCATATTGGCGGTGCGTTCGCTCACCCGGATCATGCCCCGGACGATACGCTGCCGCAGTTGTAGGTTATCCATGTTTTACTCCTTGCATGGTGAAGGGCGGCCCTTGCCAGATTTTCAGATTGCCAGATTACCCGATTTCCGGGATAAAAGCGGAGCGGAAGCCGACGCTCCAGCCCACATGCGCGCGGGAGCCGTCGCCGTTGAAGCAGAACACACCAGCGTCCGCACCGCGGTGCCAGCGGCCCCCGCGGACCACGCAGCGCTCGGCTACGCCGTTATTCAGCCAGTAGTAGTCGCCCTCGTAGTCTGCCTCGGTCGCGCCTTCGTCCGGGAGCAGGGCCAGAGAACGGAGCAGCACCTTGGCCGCTGCGCCGACTGCTGCCGCTGCGGTGACTTTTGCAAACAAGCAGCTCCGGCTCTGGTCTGCGGAACTTGTCACGGTGGTGGTATATACCCACGCGCCGCTCACATAGTCGAGCTTGATCGTGCTGCCGGAGAGCTTCGCGGAGGTGTCGCTCACATGGCACTCAGGCTCTACCAGAGAGCCGTCGGCCGCGTTGATTGCCTTCCAGCACACGCTCGTCTCGTTCTGCGGGTTATCAGGATCCGCGGCGTCATTGTTGGCAAGGATCTGGAGCTCGCCCCATACGAAGCGGATCCCTCCCTGCCACTCCCAGACGTTGCCGTTCATGTCCCAGATACCGGAGAGAGTCTTGTCGTGACTCCATGTCAGAGGGCCGGTGCCGGTGGCTACGCGGCCGGTTTTTCCGCTGTCTGTGGAGGTCGGGATCGCCTTGTAGTTGCTCTCGCGGGTGTCCTTCCCGTAATTGTTATTGCCGTAGGGCAGGAAGCCGTTTTTCTTGCACCAGAGGGCGATCGCGGCCCACTCGGCGTTAGTGCTGAGGTGCCAGCCTGCGCCCTTGGCCTCGCAGCGTGCGCGGGAGGTGTCGAAGCTGATACTCACGGCCGGATCCTCGCCCGGCAGGCTGTACGCTGCTGTCACGTCGCCGTCGGTCAGCTTGGTGGTGTGGACGACGTTCTGGTACTTGGAGTAGTAGAAGCCGGGGATCTCGGAGCCGTTGACGATAAACGCCGGGTGGGTGGCGCTATTGCCGCCGGTCAGCACGTCGCTGTTCTTGAATTTGGGAATATACACAAGAACAGAGGGGAGATCGGAGTCGTCCACCTTGATTACATTGTTCGGGCACACCGACTGGAGCGCCAGACTGGAAAGATCATAATTTGCCATTGTTGTGTCCTCCTTTTTTACTCAATGCTCCAGAGAACGACGGTAACGTCGCCCATGTCGAGCGGGTTCTTGTCTCTCTGGACGTTCTGCTGGTTCATGCCGCCGTTTTCGGTCTGCTCCGTGCCCTCGGCGTCAGCTTCGGGAGCTTCGGGTTCCTCGATCACGGTTTCGGTGTAGGTTGCGGCCGGGATCATTACCTGCGCCACATAGCGCAGCCCGGAGGCGGTGCCGATCGTCAGGTTGTCGGCCTTGTCGCGGCAAATATCCACCTCGACGGGCCAGTCCTTCTGGTACTTGGCCGCGTTCAGCATGATCTCGTCGTCGCCGAAGATCAGGCGGGTGCCGCTCTGCTCGAAGGCGATTTTCTCGCCCGCGTTCTTTTCGATAACTTTCGCTTTCTTGGTTGCCATGATTACATTCCTCCTTTAATTCTCAGCTTAATGGTGGCGCTTTTGGCGCTGCCGTCGTAGGCGATTTTGAAGCCGTTCAGCATACGGTCGAAGATCCTCACGTCGCCGACGTTGCCGGAGTGATCCAGCACCTCGGCCTCCACGGTGTAGTCCGTGAAGTTTCTCGCGGTTGCGAGCGCGATCGTCTTTGTGGAGTCGTTGAACGGGTAGCTCTGGGAGTTGGTGAGCGTGATCGTCCTTTCCTCGGTCGCCACCTGCTCGGCGGTGAGAGAGGACGAGATCAGGATCAGGGCTGCCGCCAGATTTACGTCAGAAATGCCGTGCTCGGCATTGTTGAAGTGTCCGGCGCTCTGGTCGGTGCCTTCCTGAATGATCTCGTGGGTGTCCACGTCCTCCACCTTGTCGAGCCAGAACGTGCGTCTATACATGTGTTTTTCCTCCTTCCTTTAGGTTGTGACTTCATAGATCGGGACTGTGAGCTTAATCATGGTGCCCTGTCCCTCCACCTTTGTGATCGTCCGCTGCTGGTATGCGGCGATCTCTCCGCGGGTGTCAATCAGCCGCGAGGCGTCGATCGTGCAGGCCACGGAGTCCAGACTGGGGAAGGTCGCCAGAATAGTGAGGGTGTCGCCCTCGATCTTCTTTTTGTTGATCGTCCCCCGGTGCCATCTGCCGCCGGTCTGTACCTCTACGGCGTGGATCGAGCGGAGCCACTGGTTCCTTCGGTGGCCCATGAAGCTGTCGTAAAAGTAGCCCATGCTGTGTCCTCCTTTCGATTTTCTTTATTCACCGCAGCGCCTCGTCCCGCACTTCACGAAGCTGTACGCCGCGAAGGAGAGGCTCGGCTCTGTGGTTGTCTGGTTGCTGAGGGCTGCGCCGATTGTACCAGCCCCCACGGTGCCGCACTCCACGAAGCTGTACCGGTACGCGCTGAGGCTTGCCTCGGCCTCTGTCCGGTGCTTCACGGCGGCCCCTTTGGTGGTGATCCGCGGATATGTGCCGCACTTTTCCGTCCCCGCTTTGGTGTGCTGGTAGGAATAGAGGACGGCCGCAAGCTCGGCGGCTACCCGTTGCTGCAGCACGCTTCCCAGCGTCCCCGGTCGCGGGTATGTCCCGCATATCAGATCCCCGGTTTTCGGGTGAGGGTAGAGCAGGAAGCCAGCCGTGGGCTCTGCCCGGATCGGCTGCCGGATTATCTGCCCCATGGTGCCGGGCCTCGGATATGTCCCGGCCTTTCTGCCGAAGTTGTACCGGAGCGCCTGCACGTCAGGATCCGCAGGGATCCCGGCCTTTACCGCAGCGCCCAGCGTGCCGGGCCGTGGATAGGTGCCACACTCAAACTCGCCCGCGTGGGTGAAGCCATACCGGTGCAGCGTCTCGTCCGGCTCCAGCTCTATGCTCGGCTTGACGATAAAGCCCACCGTGGCGATCCTTGGCCGGGTACCGCACTTCACAAAGTCGTACCTGTGCAGGCTGGTGTCCAGCCCGTATTCAATGCCGGGATCCGGCCCCTGCTGCCAGAAATAAAAAACGCCCACGAGATGTGAGCGCGAATTTTTCGCAGCTTTTACGGCCTCCACGAATTTCTCAAAATTGTGGGCGTCCGTGTGTGTGTTGGTAGTCAGAGCCACGAAGGTGTACGGGCTGCTGTCCATTTCGTACCACTCCACGACGTAGCCCTCGCCGAAGTATGCCGAGATCAGACGCTCGACGGCCCACTTTGTCCCGCGCTTGCGTTTTATCTGAATTGCGAGCTTGATCGTGTTTCGCTTTTCCTCCAGACTCATGCCGGTGGAGTCGTACCAGTCCACGTCCAGCTCCCACGCCAGCTCGTCGCACTCGGCTTCGCTCATTTTGTCTATTTCGTTCCATGTGCGGATCGTCGGGATCCTGCTGCCGGGCTCGCTTATGAGCTTGTTCATGGCCTTGCTGAGTGCGCTCGCTGCCTCGTCGTCCTGCATGAAGGCGGGCAGCAGGCGTATAAAATCAACATTTGACACTTTCATGCCGCCCATGTTACCGCCTCCTTTAGTCTTTTACTTTGTGGGACACTTTCATATTGCCGGAGAAAACGGCCACGGTTGTGCTCTCCAGCTCTGTGTATTCCGGTTTGATGATGTTCACCCGCGTGGCCCCTTTCAGGCCGTCCTCCCAGTGAGGGCAGAGGATCAGCTTCCTGAGTTCGTCCGGGTTTATGTCTTGGTCGAGTCTGGAGCCCTGCCAGTAAATGTACCGGCTGATCGCGCCTCCGGTGCCCTCGACGTTTTGGACGACTTCGGACTCGTCGGCCTTGGTGGTGTAGTATTCCAGCTCTATGTCGTACTTGTGGACGGCCGGAGCCTCTACCTGCACCATGTCCGTGAGCGGCCGCACGTCGTCGGACGAGCAGGCCAGCAGCACGTCCTCCAGAATGTCCTCGTCCGGTATTTCCCCACCGGCGCATATAGGCACGATTTTGACGCGGCCGTACATTTTCCGGGTGATCTTGATATTGACGGACGCAGCGCCCGCCAGAGCCCCAGAGAGGGCCAGCGTCAGCAGTTCGTCGTCGTAGGTGGTCGTGTAGTCGGCACCCGCTACGGCTTCGCCGCCGCCCGGCAGATATACCGTCAGGGTGTCCGGCAGCAGATTGGCACCGCCTTGGAAGGCGTGCCCGGCGTAGGTTGCCAGCGTCCGGGTGATTGTTTCCTTTTCGGACTCCACCACCGCGTCGGTGACGAGCGGGTTCGCGCTCATGGCCCAGTATTTGTAGGCTTTGGCCGGGCCTGCTGTGCTTAGTCTGTTCTCGGCTTGCCGGATCCTCTCTCGGTAGGCTTCGTCGTCCTCGCGGTCGCCGCCTCCGCCCGTCGGCTCAGTGTTGGTTACATAGTCAATCAGCGGCACGTCCGACACGTCAACGATCTGAGAGATCTCGCCGATCGCCATGTTGTTGTAGCTTGCGCCGCCCTGTTCGGCCGTGGCTGTCACTTCGACGGTGAGGCTCCCGGCGTAGAGCACGACGGTGGCGTCTGTTAGGAAATAGTGAACGAAGTCACCCGTCACCCGCAGCCCGGCCGGTATGATGATATTTGACGCCATAGCCTCATTGATACCGAAGCGCAGCGTCGTGGTGGCGAAGGTAGGATCGAGGCGGGGTGTGTCCCGGTTTTCGCCCAGCGCGTCCAGAACGGAGCCGCGGGCATACCGGAGCATTTTCTGGCGGCAGGCGTCGTTCACGCTGTTGTAGACAGCGACGATCACCTGAGCCAGAGACTCGCCGAAGATCCGGCGCTCGTCTCCGGGGTATAAGGGCTCCCGGACGCCGTTTTCCAGCTCGCCCAGAATGGTGTCGTAAACCTTCCCGGCGTCTGTTTCTATGAATTTGAGATCGCTCACGTTTCCTCGTCCTCCTTTCTTCTGATTATGTCCACAATGGTGTCGAAGTCGCCCGTCAGTGCGTTCTCGTCAGAGGCGACGGCTTCGGCGTCCACTCGTGGCTCGTAGGTTTGCAGCAGCCACTCAATGTCTGCCGCTGCCTCGTCTGCCGCGTCCGGCTGGTCTATCAGGGCACCGTCCCGGCCCCTGATCCGATCGAACGATACCTCCCCGCGAATGATTTTCAGCAGGTTGACAGCGCATACCTCCGGGCGGCCGTTGCCTTTTGCTTTCATGGCCTCCCTCCTTTACACGAGCGTGACTTCGCTCAAATATACCCAGCTATTGATCCCGCTTGGGTGTCCGAGCAGCACCTTGTTTTGGCTTTCCTTGATTTGGCTCACCACATGGCTGCGCTCTTTCACCCAGCCGGGGATCTTTTGCCCGGTTGCGTATTTCTGGCCGGTAGGCTTCACGCGATCGCCCACTTTGATTGTTTTCTTTTCGGCCTTCTCCACCTTTTTGTTTTTCTTCTTTTTGGCCGACTTGGCCGAGGTGCTGGCCTTGACGTTCAGCGCCGAGCTGCTCACCTTCACGCTGGTGGTGTCTGGATCGTACTCCTTAAACTCGAAGGAGAGCGTCGCCAGTCTCATGCGGCCCATGTCGTCGATCTTAACGTCGCTCACGCTCACCTTGCGGAGCTGGAGCTTCGGGCCCAGTTTCTTGCCTCCCAGATAGAAATAATTCACCTTTGTGACGAGCTTTTTCCAGCTCTCGATCTCGGCTCTCACGTCCACGCCGGTGCCGCTATGCAGCACGGTGGTGAAGCTGAGAGGAAATAGATCGGTGCCGCGTTCGTTGGTGGTTTTCTTTTCCTCGGTGCTGGTATTGTTGTCTGCTACTTGCGAATAAGAGAAGGCCAGCCCCTCCAGCGCAACGACTTTTTTTGCAGATACGGCCCATTTTTTAGGGCCCCATTTTGCCATTGTCGCCATGTGATCCCTCCTTTTAGTTCGGCCCGCTGGTTTCTCCATGCACGCCGGTGTGGGTGTGCTTTCTCAGGCTTATGCCCGCGGCTGTCACGTCGCCGTCTGGTACGGCCGCTGTTATGGTTCCAGCTGTCAGGCGTGGCAGGTACTCGCCCCACTCGCCGTCAGCACGGCCCAGCAGCAGCCCGGTGGAGTCGTCAAACTCGACGTACACCACGGCCATGCCTTTTTTGAGCTTTCCCGTGTCGCCTCTGAGGTGCCACGGGATCACGATCTTTGTCGTAGGCTTTGCGCCTGCGTCAGAAGGCACCACGCGGGCGGTGTTGCCTTCTATGCCCGCGATCGTCCCTTTGTTGATTGTTCCCATTAGTACCCCTCCAGTAGATCCCTGAAATAAATTGTTGACTTGTTTCCCACGAAGTCGTGCCGAACTTTATACACAAACACGGTGCCGTCCCACATGCTTGCCTTCGTGGTGCTGAGTGTCACCAGACTGGCCGCAGCGTAGCCCGTCATTAGAGCTTTGGAGAACTGCCCCGTCCGGCCGTATTTGTTTGCATTTCGGAGCAGGCCCTTGGCGAAGCGGGTTGCCTCCGCGTTGCTGGTGCATAGGAGCGCCTGCCGGTCTTTTGGGGTAGGGAGCCCCGTCACCGTCCGCGACGCTTCCATGATTGACTTCGGCCGCAGCACGACGCTGTTCGCGGCACTTGCCACGAATTTGCCGGAAAAGCTGCCGGTCGCCAGCTCGCAGGAGCCGAACGCTGCCTCGCGGTCGTCTGCATAGGTGAAAACGCCGTTTTCGTCTATCTCCAGACTGCCAGCCGGTGGCTGGCCCTCAATGTATTGTTCATTGTAGGCCAGCAGAGCCCCGTCAAATATGAGCATTTGACAGCCCTCCAGTGTGCAGAGGCGGGAGAACATAGTAAAGTCGCTTTCGTTTTCCTGCTTGATATACGGGTATAGCTGATCCTCGCAGCCGTAGTTTTTGAAGCTGAGTCCGTGGTTCCCGGCAAACTCTCCCGCCAGTTGAAGGAAGCGCACGCCCTCCCAGCTTTTGGACTTCCTGATCTTGCCGGTCTTTGGCATTGACATGGCGCGGATCGTAAAAAGGCCGTTTTCGGGTTTCATGGAGTGTATGAACATTTTCCCGGTGTCGCTTGCGCCCTCTACGAAGCGCACCGTATCACCGGCCGCCGGTTGCCATTTGCTCCACACGCCCTTGGTGTCATTGAAGCGGATCACGAGCGTGTCGGCTTGCTTTTCTGCGTACATTTCGTGGACGCAGTAGTTCACCGACACGCTGTCGTATATGTCCGCGCCGTTGTAGTAAAAATTCACGCCGAGCCCTCGCTGTCCTCAGCGCCCCGACGCCACGGCGGCAGAGTTTCCGGCGTCTCTGCGTCCTCAACGATCGGCAGCCGGAGGGCCACGTTCGCGTCGAAGATTACCACGTCCGCATAGTCAGGGTTAAACTCTATGATGTAGTGGGCGAGCCTCTCGTCGTTGTAAAGCTGGAGAGCCAGCGCGTCGAAGGTGTCGCCCTCGCTTGTAATGTAGTCCTTGTAGGCTGTTACTCTACGCAAAAGCGGCCACCTCCCTTGCTTGAATAAATTCCTCCAGCCAGTCGAAGAACTCGGCCTCGTGTGCCCTGAGCTGGGCCATAAAGTCGTCGGTGTCGTCGTTTCCGGTGCCGCCCGTCTGGATCTGTGGGCTCCATGTAAAGCCGGAAAAATCATAATAGATCACGGTGCTGGTGTTGTTTGCAAGGCTTCCCAGTGAGAAGTCGTCCAGCGTGAGCAGCTTCCCGGCTATGCTCGTGAGTCCTTCGCCAGAGGGTTCTCCGGTTGTGCTGGCTGTATTGAAAACGCTGTGGATCATTGTGTCTAACTTCTCCCACAACGTCGCCAGAGGCACCACGGCCTCGGCTCCAGCCTCTCCACCGGCCAGAAGGTTGTTACCCGACGCTCCGAAGATTGTCGGCTGTGTTAAAATGCCGCCTTCCTTGTACCACGAGATCCCGAACTTCGGAACACTCGGAGGCGTCAGGGAGAAGCTGCCGCTTATGCTGATATGCGGGAGCTTTAGTTTCGGCAGGCTCCACGAGAAGTTGAAGGCACTTTTTATTGCGCTGATTGCGGAGCTTACCGCGTTCTTGGCGGCTTGGATCTTGCTGCTGATCGCGTTGTGTATGCTGCTAAAAATGCTGTTCACGGTGCTGAGGGCTCCGTTTAGTGCCGAGCTTATCGCCGACTTTATGCCATTGAAAACGCTCGTCACGGTGCTTTTGGCTGCGTTCACCTTGCTGCTGATCGTGCTCGTGATTGTGTTCCAGATACTCGAAGTCGTGGAGCTGATCGCGTTCCACGCGGAGCTTGCCACGTTCTTGATCGCTCCGGTGACAGAGCTCACGACTGCCTGCGCGGCTTGGATCTTGCTGCTGATTGCCCCCTTTATGCTTTCCCACACGGTCGAAGCTGTGGAGCTGATCGCGTTCCATGCGGAGCTTGCCACGTTACTGATCGCGGTCGTTATGGAGGTAAACACGGCCTTGGCCGCCTCCATTTTGCTGCTGATCCAGTTCTTGATTGCGTCGAGTGCGCCGGAGATCGTGGTCTTAATTTTCTCCCATGCGGCCGTCACCGTTTCTTTGCAGTTCTCCCAGATAAACCGGAAGGGCAGCGTTATGAGTTGGAAGGCGGCGTTGATGATTTCAGCCACAAACATGATCCCGGTCTGGACTACGTTTTTTATCGTTTCCCATGCGTTTGATAGGAAGCCCGTCACGGCGTCCCAGATACTTGTAAACGTGTTTTTTATCCCGTTCAGGGTGTTGCTTATGAACGAGGTTATCCCGTTCCATATCCCCTCGAAAAAGCTCTTGACGTTTCCCCAGACTTCCTCCCAGCTCGTGCCAAACCAGCCCAGAACAGTGTCGGCCAGTCCTTTGAAGGTGTCGATCCAGTTCTTGAAGGTGTTCACAACAAAGTCCCAGACAGCGCCGAAAACTTCCTGCACGCCTTGCCAAACCATATCCCAGTCGCCAGTAAAGATACCGGCGAAAATGTCGAAAATGCCGGTCAGTATGTCCAGCGCGGCGCTCAGTATGTTGCTTATCTGCTGGAATACTCCCTCGAAGATAGGAGCCAGCAGGCTGCAAAAGCCGTCCCATATTGCGCCGACTACTTCTCCGAAGTTCTCGAAGTCGAAGCCCAGCGCGTTGAGTCGGTCTACTATGCCTTGCCCGAACTCGTCGAACTTGCTCTTTATGCTTTCCCAGATCCCGGTGATTTTCGCCCGGAACTCGTCGTTTGTTCTCCCTAGGTGAGTAAAGGCTGCCACAAGTG